GTCCAAACCTAGAAAAGTATTTACATCAGAATCAGTAAAAGCAAATCCATTCTTTAACATCAATGCAGCTTGTTCTTTGGTTAACTTCCCATTTGTAAACTGTCTAACAATACGCATAACATTCTGGTATTGCCTGCCGCTTAAATTCTTTATAGAGTCATTTGCAGCCGCAATAGGTTGCTCAATTGGTTGCCCTTGTATAGGTGCTACAACTTCAGATGTTAAGCCTAATTTCTCCCTTATTTCATCCCTAGTCATATTAGCAGCCATAACGCTTTCGCTAAATTCAAAACTTAATGGCTCAACTGGTATTAATTCATAATCTCCCTCAATACCTACATAATCAAACAATTGGTTAAATACTTCCTCAATTGCTTGCTGCCTTTCATTAACGTATGTATTGGCAAATATTTTATAGGCGTCTCTTATCTCGGTTGAACCGCCAAGTTGCCCTTCAGTCTTAATCCCAAATAAACTCGGTGATGTAACTTGATGGCATGCAAATATCTCTTGTTGAATTAGATTATTGACATTTGTGAAATCTTCCTTTGTTAACATCGTAGAAGATAATGGCAATATTTCAGCACTATTATCTTTTGATTTGTTAAACATTATCACAACTCTATCCCCTTCGCTTCCTGTGAACTTCTTTTTTATTCCTCTTTCAACCGCTTCCTTTGCTTCCTCTGCTGGTTCACCACCATTTAAGTTAATTAATGTTGTAGCTACAAAACCATCTTTTGCATTTCCTAAAATATGCCTACTAACTTGTACATCGCTTTCCACATAATTCAAACCCTGAAAATAGCTTGGAAGCGGATAGATATCTGATTTAGGATTATACTGTTTTACAAATAATATTTGGCTAGCTACTGGGTCATTAATATTAAAAGCTGGATAGTATCTCGGCTTTTCTTTATTATCTGACCAATCATTTTTTACCTGAAATTCATTTTGCTCTAAATTAGTTCTAACCTTGTGGTATTCAAGGTGATATACATCCTTAATCTCACCTAATAAATTATAAATAACTTGTAAATAATAACCTCCAAAAAGTTCATCGTCTAAAATACATTTTTTAGTGATTTGATTCCAGCTTTCACCCTTTACATTTGCCTTTTGTTCTATGCCATCCCAACCTTGACCAAATATATAATTAGTTTTGCTTTTGATGATAGCACCATGTTTTGGACTTTCATTATACAAGCCTATAAGGTAATCAGGATAATTATTATTTAAACCAAATTCAACGTATCCTTTGCCTTTCTTTTCCTCAAATTTAGGTTGCTCCGCTTGTGCGAATTTAACCGTAATAATATTTTTATAATTATTCTCCATAAGTAACGAAATTATTATTTTGTTCTTCGTATTTTGTTGGTTCAAATGCAGTTGCTGGATTAAGATACATAAAACCTTCCTCAACTATTAACCCTGCTACTGTAAAATCAGTTACTAATACTTTTTGATGTATAGTATAACTCCAAAAACCTTCCTCCTTTAAATCAAAAAAGTTGTTAACCGTAAATGCAAATTTATCATATCTGCCAGTTATACTTTGATTTGTAGCCATTAACTTAACCACATCAAGCGTTATCCTGTGGATAAACACAAATAAAAAAAATGGGTTGTCGATGGTAGCCTTTTCAGTACCAGTAAAGTAAATTGTTTCGGTAAGTCCTTTCGTTAAATTTATCATAAGAAAAAACCCCGACTTTCATCGGTCGGGGCATAAATTAATAAATTAAGAATTGTTATCCAGCAGTAGTCAAAGCCAAACCTAATGCGTTTGTAACTTCAAAGAAATCTTCTCTTTCACTAGCTTCAAATTTCAACACATATCCTTGTGCATCAGCGGCAGCAGCGCCACTTGTGCCAGTACTTGCAGCTAAATACATTCCAAATTGTTTACCGTACATTCTATAAGTGCCATCCTTATCAAGGGTAACCGCTACAACTTTATTTTTACTTAAAGTGGTGATTATGTTTCTAGTGGTGGCATCCCTTTTATTGATAGGGAAATCCAAAGTTTGCTCAAAAAACAAAGTACCGTTTTCGATTGAACCAGTTGGATTGCTTGAAGCAACTGCACTTGATTTTGTAGGTATCTCGAATTTATAAAACTTTTTACCAGCTACTTTTGTAATTCCTGTAACGATACCACTAGCATCGAGTATTGTTACATTTCCAAATTCTGCGAAAAATACTGCATCAATTCCGCCTACGGATTCCCGACAGTCTATTGTATATCCGCTTACGATTGCACAAGCCATAAAATATAATATTAAATAGGGCGATATTTAACTACCGCCCTATGTTAGAAAATTAGATTGCAGCGATGAAAGAAACCGCTTCACTTACGAAGGCTAGATTGACCCCTAGCTTAAATTCTACGCGATATCTGATATCATTGTTGTCTTCCGAGAACCACATTTTATATGAGTTTTCCTCATCTAAAAGGTCAACTGCCATTGCCATATTTGAAAGACTAATTGCGTAAGCATCACCAGTTGTATTTAAGCCGTTTACACTTACAATTTCAACGTTAGTTGCAGGTAGTACAAATGAACTTGCTTGTGTATCTTGTGGGTTATAAGAGAACATATTCTTTTCTCTGTAAGCAAGAATCAACAAACGATACCAATCATTACCAACGAAAATTTTCACATCTCCTTTGCTCAATACTTGAACAGGGATAGCTTTGTAAATTCCTTCTGTACAAGCAATAACATTTGAAGCCGTTACGGTAACTACTGGAGAACCAGTAATGCCAGTGTATCCAGAAACGTTTGCAAGTACTGGAGAACCAGCGGCAATCAATTTTTGTAATCCGTCAAATTTGTTGAGGTTGGCCGTAGAACCTGTTATATCTCCCTGCCATATTGCAGTTTCAAGTTGAGAAGCGATACGTAAATTCTTTTTATCGAAGTATGCTTTTTGGAAATCTGCATTACCAAAGTCCTCATATGTACTGCCCGCTTTGAGCGCCTCTTGGAGGAAATAATTTTCGAAATCCTTCGGGCAAATTTTTTCTTCTACTTTAATTTTACCAACTGTAATAGTACGTTGACTAAAAGTAGTTGTACCACTCGCATCGAATGAGCAAGACTGTGCAGCAAATACCGCATCGGTTTCCATCAAAGGAATAGCAACTGAACTTTTTACATTTGGTATAACGATACCAGAAGCAAGAATTAACTGTTGTGTTTTTGCGTCAAATACAGCACTGGTAAGAAGTGGTTTAACAAGTTGTTTTGTGTATGCGGATAATCCGCTAAAAGCTAATGCCATGATTTTTTTTTATGTTTAATTTAATTAAATAAAATATTAAGATTCTTTTTTTCTACTTCTTCTTTAAAAGCGTTTGATGTTCTTACTGAACTATCCGGCGCTTGTACTGGTGCTTCCACAAGTAAAGTTGATAATTTCAAAAGTTCATCAATTACTTTTGTTGCTTTTTTCATTTTAACTTCGTAATCTGCAAAACGTTGTTCGTAGGCTGAAAACCTATTTTCATAATTTGCAAACTTTTCAGTTGTCAATGTTTCAAATGCTGCAAACTTACTGCCCATATCTTCAACGATAGGTTCTCCAATTGGCTCTACTGGTTCAACTCCTGTACCTAATTCGATTGCAGTAATAACACCGTTATCACCGATAGTCATTTTTGTACCATCTACTAATTCAGCTTCTCCTGGCAATGCAGCACTACCATCTATCATTACGATACCGCCAACTTCAAGAACGTCAATCATAACTTTGCCACCGTCTTTTAGTTCGTATTCTTTTGGTTCTACCATTGGGGCAGCCATAACTTCAGGTGCAGCTAATTCGTTAAAATATTGCTTTACTTTTTGTAATATTTCTTTTGCTTCCATAATACTATTATATTGATTTTTAAAAACTGTTTAAAATTTCTCTTAATTCTGCTAATTGTTTTTCATCTTCAGACATTGGTTTTTGTGGTGTTTCATAGTCAAACATTCCCTCCACGCTAAATCCTTTTACTTCACCTGACTTTACTAATTCCCAAACTTTAGGATTCTCAACATAGAAACTACCAAACCAAGTTCCATCCGGCAAGTCTTTAAATGCCTCCATCGGTTTAATACCCCTCTTTGAATCGCTTATAAAACTTTCAAACATTGTTACCCCTTCCACTTGCATATCTGCCTCATGCATTATGTTTACGTTCTTTTGATATCCCTTCTTGCTAAACTTAATTGCTATCTGCTTAATAGTTTCAACTGAAAACTTTACATAGTGTTCACCGAACTGTTCTGAATTTCTGTAAATTAATTGTTGCGGAATCATTAACGGACCTGTTATGATATGTTCGCTTTCAGATTGAATAGAAAACACCACAGGCTTTTTTTCAAAATGTTCTTCCCATAAACTATTGCAAATAGCAACCGCCTGTTCTGTTTCCTTTCCTTCATTAATAACGTAACTAATGCAACGGGGTAAAAATTCATCTTTCCCCTCTCCTTTGGATGGGTTTATAAATTCCTCTTTAAATTGCAAAAAAGGTTGCTTTATGGCTGGAGAATCAACTAACGCTATAAAGGACACTTCCGCTTCGCTTCCTTCCTCGTTGTTAATTATTAAATCGTAAATGGGCAATTTCATATTTATATTATATAATTTAAAAACACTTGTTTAATTTATACGTGCTGCCCTATTTAATCTTTGTATCCTTTCTTGGTTATTTGTTACATCAGTTTCCAATACGAATGCCCTTGAACTAGCTACCCCTATTTGGTTAATTGACTGCGTTGATAATGTTGTAGTCTGTGCTTCAGGCTTTATTGGTGCTGCTATGCTTCCCATTGATGGCGCACTACCTCCTCCGCCACTTCCACCGCCTCCGTTTGGCAATTTAGTTGCAATAATACTTTTAACTGCTTTAAATCCAGTTGCTGCCGCTGCCAATACCGCTGGAATTGCTAAAGGAAAACCAAGTTTAACACCTGCCGCAATACCTTGATATGTATTAATTAAAGCCATACTAATTGCCATTGCTTTACCGGCTGCGCTTTCCTTGCCTAGTATATCGCTTACAATATTTAAAGTATCAAGAGTTGCCTTTACTTTTGCATCTTGCAATATTTTTGCATCTGCTAAATCAATATCATTATATTTTTTCTTTAATGCGTCTGTTTGTTCAACACTCATTTTTGTGGCATCCCTTACCGCTATTGCAGCATTTGAACTGATTGTAACTTTTGAAGCTGCTAATAGTTCTTCTTTTTTTATTTGTTCTTGTTCGTCTTTTATTTTTGCGGCTGCTATTTCTAAATCTTTCGCACCTTGCTTTCTTGCATCTTCAAAATATTTATCAGTTGCTGCTTGTCTTTTTATTTTTGCTGCTTCAGCATCTTTATCATTTTTATCTTTTACTGCTTTAGCATCGGCATTAATTTGTTTTCTTCTATCTACATCTGCTTGTGCTAATTCTCTATTCAATCTTTTAGCCATTTCAACTTGGTCAGCACCCTTTACTTTTATTGCTTCATTATAACTTATCTCTGCATCAATTTTTCTTTTTGTATATTGGTCTATTTCGTCTCCATGCTCCTGTAAAAATTTTTTATTTTTATCAATGCTTTTATCGGCTGCCGAAATCATTCTATTAGTTGCCCTTTCTGCTTCACTTGTAACTCCAACAAAATCAGTTACCGCATTTATCATCTTACCAAAGAAATCAGTAATTTTTGATAATGCAGGAAACAAGTTTGTCATAACTTCTTTTACCTTCTCAAAGTTTGCTACTAATAAACCTACTCCAACAACTAATAAACCTATTCCAGTCGCTGCAATTGCACCCTTTAATGTGCTAAATGCTTTTACAAGATTGCCCTTAATTTCATTACCCAACATTTTAAAGCTATCCATTGCCCCAGCAATACCACTTATTCCTTGTTGTAAAGCCATTGCGCTTTGAACCTTTAACAATGCTTTTTCAACCTCCTTGCCTTCACTCCCAAATAGCCCCATAGCGCCTTGTAATGCACTAAATCCAGCCGTTGCCCCTTGTAATGCACCACCTAAAGCAACAAACTTTTTGTCTGGGTTAAATGTATCTGCTAGTGCTTTTGCATCTCCGATAGAATCTTTTAATTTAGCAACTTTTTGCGCTGCATTAACTGCCTCTTTTGATGTTTCACCAAATTTAGCTGACATATTAAGCAATTCATTATTAGCATCTTTTAATTGCTTTTTAAAACTACCTACCGATGCCGTTGCTGCTTCACCATTTACTTTTATCTCTAATGCTATAGTTGATTTTGTATCTGCCATTTTAATATTCTTTATTTATTACTCTTAAAAAATCTGCCTTCGTTGTTTCGTTTGCTTCTGGTGTATAATCAGTAAGTTTAATTAACCTATATAAACCGCCATCAATA